TTACATCTCAAACATTCTTGTTCTTGAAGATCCAGCAAATCCAGAGAATAAAGGAAAGGTTTTTCTATATCAGTATGGTACCAAGATCTTTCAGAAGATTCAAGCACTTGCTCATCCAGAATTTAAAGATGAGACTGCAGTTGATCCATTCAATTTTTGGACTGGTGCAGATTTTAAGATTAAGATTCGCAATGTCGGTGGATATGTGAACTATGATCGTTCAGAGTTTGCTGCTCCTGTTCCTCTTCTTGCTGGAGATGATAAGAAGCTAGAGGAACTTTGGAAGAAGCAATATGCTCTCAAGGAATTTACTGACAAGAGTCAGTTCAAGAGTTATGATGAACTCAAGGCACGACTCAAGAAGGCAACCGGAGATGATATTCGTGCTCAGTTTACCGAGTCAAAGAGTATTGAAGATGATGTTACGGATACGGTAGTTCGTGAAGACATTGAGGAAAAGGATCCTCTAAAGTACTTCTCCGAAATGGAGAATGATTGAAAAAAGCCCCGTAAGGGGCTTTTTTTATCCCCAAGATGGACGAGCTAGAGTTCGATCTAACCTATCATAAAACATAACATTCTTTTGAATGTTTGTTGTTCTTGCTTCTGTACTACCAGTATCATTACTTACTAAATCTTGTTTCATACCAATTTTAGAATTTAATTCTTGCATCGCTTCATACATACCATTCATTTCAGAATATATCTGTTCTTGATCTGAAGACTTATTAAGCATTCCAGACTGAACTGTTTCAGCAGTTGCTACTATGGGTGTATTTAATGAGACATATGATGTCATAGTAGATGACATTGGATTTATGACTTCTCTATCGGGATTTCTAGGTGATTCAGAATCCATAGTGATAGCAGTACGTTCAGGTGGTTTAATATCATCTGTATCAAATACATATGATCTATCCTCACTATTAGATGCAGTATGTATTGCTTCATCAAATTTAGCTTGTTCAGCTTTTAAATCTAAATCAAAAGTATTTGTGTTTGAATTCATTGGTTTATTATATTAAATGGATTATTGTTGGCTGGTTGTGAACTTTGTGTTTGTAAATTTTCTAATAATATATTAATATATATTTCACGTTCCCATACAAACATATTTTCTATATCAAAAAGATTCCAAGAAAATGAATTTATTAATTTAAAATTTGATTTATAATAATCGGTAAGATCAAAGTATCTTACCGAAAGATAAAAAAATCTAGTAATCCATTTACCTCCTTTTCAGATCCATCTAATAATTTTATTGTAGCTGTAAGTCTAGGTTGATTGGATAAAAAATTATCAAATTCCTTTAATACAGATATTGGTAGATTGTTTATTATTTCTTTAATTTCATCTGGTACAAATTTATTAAAGTCATAAATTTCTTTTTGAACAATTATTTTTTTAATACATACTTTATAAAAATCATTAGTTTCAAAAGAATTTAATTTAAGAAGATCAGAAAAAATGGGTGATTCTAATTCTATTGAAATATTATTGTTTATTGAAATAATTTTTTTGTTTAATGAATTTATACAGACTATCTCTGAAATATTTAATTCATATTTGTTTTTTTCAAATATAATTGATATATGTTCATCAACACTTTTTGATCTAATGTGTAAAAACAAAAATTCAGCATCTGCAATACATAATTCATTAACATCAATATCATTTGTATTATTTTTTATAATCTCATAAAGAGCAATCAGTGCTAATTTTTTATTATTTTCTTGTAAAATAATAGAAAGATTTTTAGCATCTTTTACTTTAAATGGTGTAAATAATACTTTTAATTTACTTACGGGTAATATTACTTCATACTTTGGAAAGTATACTTTCAATTCATCTAATAAATTCATAATAATTACAATCTTTCATTTTTATAATCTCTATAATTAAACACTACTGTATAACGGAGATATGGATCTGGAGCAACACTACTAACTCTAATTGGAGTAGTTTCTACTGGAAATACTTCATTAAAGGTATATCTAGAAACTTTATTTCCATTTAAATCTAATAAATTTAATATCACCTTACAGTTTTTTACAATATCATCATAGTAAGCTAATTTGAATGGTGTATTATAACTTCCTACCGAATACCCACCACTATAGATAGCATTAAACCAATCGTTAAAAAACAATAACGTTCGGTTGTCACCGGTTACTGGAAATGTAATGGCAAACCCATGAGCAAAACTTTGGCTTCGTGGAATTAAACGACCAACTCCATAGCCAGACAAATCATCAGCAACATGATCAATTGCTCTTTGGTTCAATAGAAATTCATCTACCACATATTCTGAATCTTTAAAAGGAGAACTTGGAGTACCCAGAAACGATATTGAATATCTATTAGGTCGTTGAATACCTTTATGTTGAGTAAAATAATTTTTTAAACTTGATATGGTATTATCTAAATTAGGCATTGGAGAATAATTCTTTTTCTGTTAAAATTTTAAACACAAAATTGTGTTTTTGGCAATACAACTCTGCTGCTTTCCATTTGGCAACATTTACAATCCATGTTAATTTTTCTTTTTTGGATGCACTTTCTTTTAACATGGTTTGTTTTTTTGGTTTTACTTCGATCATCCAGGATTCAACTTGATCATTATTTTTAATTTGAACAAGAAAATCGGGAATATAGTTTCTAATTTTATTATCTACCGGATTATGATATGGAACCATAATTTCTTCAAATGACCATTTTACAATATTTTCATTTCCATCACAAAATTTGCATACACTGCGTTCCCATAGAGAACGGCAATGTATAGAATCTGGATTCCCCACATATTTTTTTTGATTTAAAGGAACATATTTAGTTCTATACGCCATTAAAATATTTATCAAAATCATAAATATTATTAATATGGCATACTTTGCACAATACCCATTAGGATCATATGCTGCAGAACAACCTTTGTGGGTTAACTTCTATACAGCACCATATTCTTTGAAAAATTTTGAAAGAACCCGATCTGGTATTGTTAATAGAAGTTTTGGACGAATTCAACTACCTTTACCCAAAGAACCTGGATATTCAGCAAACCATGATTTTGCTCAGTCCGACAATCCAGTAGGACCAGTTTTAAGCATGGCTGGTGTTGCCAACTCTGGTGGATTTGGTAAATTTGACACATTATTTGATCGTACATTGCAACCAGCACAGTTTTATTCCGAAAAGCAATTTGCAACATCAACATATAGACGTTTTTCAAATATTACTGAATTATCTATGATTAGTGAAGCAAGAAAATCATACCAATTTGATTATATTTTTGCTCCTCATAATGCAAATGAAAGTATAGCTGTAGAAAATATTGTAGCCTCTTTTAGAAAATGGTCTTATCCAGCAATTGCTGACTTTCCTGAAAGAACATATCCACAAAATTTATGGACTATTGTTGTTACCAAAGGATCACAGCCATCTTCATTTGAAAACTTAACTGAAGTGTGGTTAGGAGAACCATTACCTTGTGTATTACAGAGTGTAACAGTTAAAAAGAATGATAGAGTTGATCCTATTGTAAGATTTTTACCAAACGGTGCTTCTTCATACACCCTAATGTCTTTAGTTTTTATGGAGTTTGAAACTGGTACATTTGTTCCTGCAGCAAATTATATATGGTCTAAATCTGAAGTTTCTTATAATACTTTTGGATATGCCCAATAATTAAGTTGAGTTTAATATGAAATTTTTTACTAATTTACCAAAAAGAGCATATAGCACTCCAATAGGAACTATTAATTTATGTGATTTTTATAGTTTTTATAATAAAAAATTAGATAATAAACGTCAGATCACAATTGTTATTGATAATCAGACTACTTTAATTGAAGCATCGTTATTAACATTTAACGATCCGGATTCATTGTGGGTTTTCTTACATTCAAATAATAAAATAAATCCATTTGAGTTTACTAAAGAAAATGCAACAACATATATTGCAGAAAATGAAGTTAAAACTTCATTTAATCCTTTATCTGTGACTTCTGGTGGATATGTTCCATCCGGTGTTACATTTAATCCTCCGGCAGGAAGTATATTAACAGAATATCTTGGTTCAACATCAGGAAACCCGTGGGAATACACATATGTTGGTAATTTTAATTTAAATGGAAGTTTTGCTCTTGTTGAAAAGTCAAATTCGTATAATACTTCTGCAACAGTAAAACCAAGTTATCTATTATCAGGAGAAGAATTTATATATCCTTCTGCTTCCCCAATAACTAATTTAACATTTTTATATAGTGGCGATACTTATTTTTCTACCGGTAACAGTGTAACTGCAAATAATAGTATTAAATATACAGATAGTACAGAAAAACAAGTTAGTCCCAAAAATGATAAACAAATTTTTACTACACGTGGTGGTGAAAAAGTTAATAGTACAACTAATTTTGTTTCGCCTAGTGCTACTGGTAGCAATTACATTACAGTAAATCAATCTATTACAAGTGAAACAAAACAAATTAATGTTATATCTTCTTTAGATTTACCTTCATCTTTATCTACTCTAGTGACACCTAAATATTCTGGTATATGAATCCTAAATCAAATCCTTTTAATTCCCCTTTAGTTGGGATATTTTTACAAAATGTTGATGCATCAACATCATTAGATATACTCACACGCAATGAAGAATGTGAATATCATAGATTAGAATTAACAGAAAGTATCTTTGATGTTTTTCCTTCTGGGATATTAATTGTAAAAGATAAAGGTGATTTTATTTCAAGAGCAAATCAATATGATATTAATTATATAAAATTTGTTTATGAAAGTGGTGGAACTGATACATTTAGAATTCATGCTATTGCTAATTTAAATAATGCAGCATCAGCTACAGAAGAATCTTATGTATCCATTCAATTTAGTAATAAGTTTTATTTCTACTGCCAAGAAAATACTCTTGCAACAGTTTTAAATAATCCCAAATCCAAAGTCTATCGAATAGATAAATTTTTTGATGAAATAGTTACAAAAATTGGAAGTCCTAATTTAGAAGTTGGTGGTATTATTAGTCCAACCAATAATTATATTTGTTATAGAGCATTAAATCCCAAATTAGATGGAACTGAAGTTGTCGCAGATAATATTCCAGAATATTTAAATTATATTACTAATTATGCTGTTCCATTAAGTACTGGTGCTTATGCTACTTATGTAAATAAACCAAGATATGTATTCTGGACTAATTGGGGTAATTATATTAATTTAAAATATATATCATCTGTTTTAGATGATGTTGAAGGAAAAACAGCTTTAAATGATTATAATTTACGTTATGCTATTTATTCTAGTGATCAAGCACAACAAACAATTAATAGTAATGTGTATAAAAAAATATACAATTATAGTACTAATCAAGGTTTGCAATTTATAACTAAACAATATTATTATGTAAGAAAAACTCCAAAAATTTTAGATCTTCCTAGAATAGGTGGAAACACATATAGTGATTTGGCATATCAATTTCTAGATGAGGGTTTAAAATATAATATTGATTTAGTAGGAAACACTTCAGGTATAAATGCTTTTGCAAAAGGAGCAGAAGAATTAGAATATTCTGGAGAATGGGGATATGTAGATGATGGATTGGGATCTAATAAAACTTCAGTCTCTACATATATGTCAAATCAATATGGGGCAGAAAAAGATTATAAATTATTTAATCTTGCAGGATTAACATCAGCATATCCATTTATTGATAATGGTGAAATGTGGAAAAATGTATTTGATTTAACACCTTTAGATCCATATTATCCAACTGTAACTGCATCTGTAGCTGATGCTAGTGCAAGCAATTTACAAAAAGTTTTAGATATAAAATATAATTCTTTAGTTCGTCTTTCTGGATCAACTGCTAATAATCAATTAGAATTAATAAGAAAAATAGAATTACAAAATTTTGTTATGTACTCTTTATGTTGTATGGGCAATGATAGTGATGATTCATTCTTTGCAGTATTAACATCAGTTACTGCAAATAATAGTGTAATTGATACATATGGAACTGGAATTAAATTTTTATATGGTTGGAATAAAATTAATTTTGCTCCCGTAACACCATCCAATGATCCTAATAAAATTTATAATAATACAGATGTTATGCAATTATCTCACTGGGTTTTAGATCCAAATATAAAATCTGCACCAACACCAACTTCAACAAGTGTTGATACTTATGCAATTAATTTAAATGAAGCGACTAATAGTCTAGGACCTCCAGATCCAATAGATGCAGCAAGATTCGCCCCTGGATGGAATGCTCCAACGAGTGGATTTAAATATAGACCAATTGGTGTTTTGGCATCTTGGACTGACATTTCAAGTACTACACCTATAAAACATGTTGTAAAAATGTATAAAAAATCTTGGAAAGAGGTCTTCAATACCTCTGGAGTAACATTAAGTGATTGGCATCCATCTTATGATGCCAAATCCTTATATTACTTTAGTGCAGAAAATATTTTAGATGGAACCTGCCCAGTATAATATATTAACATGCCTAATACAAATCAAATAAAAATTTATCCTTATACTATTGCTAAAAACGCATTAACACCTATTACTTCACGTAATAGTTATGAGTGTGTTAATTCTGAAATAACAAGAGGTTTAACAGCATCTCCTTCATCATTACAAAGTTGTTTTGATAATTTTCCAGCAGTTAAGACAATTGCAGAAGGGTTAAATGTTACTCCAGACAATATATGGATGGGATCTACTGCAAGTGTTCCAGCTAAGGGAACCCTGGTATTAAGAGATCTATTAACAGGTTTAACTGGTGGTGAATGTGAAGGTGTAAAGTCATCTTTAGGACCTTCGTGGTTAGGTTGTCTTTGGGGAACTCCTGAAGCACCATTTAGTTGTGTATGTCCAGAAGTTGGTGATAACTATACCGCATATCTCAAACACAGATTAAATGTTGCGACGTTTTGGAAAACTCCCGTTAAAGTTCCAGTAGATAGAAGAGAATTTTTGGATGGGTTAAAATATCAAACAAAAGTTGAATTAACCGTTGCAGGTGATTATAATATAAGACCAGGGTTTATAGTTGAACTATTAGTAGATCATCCGACTCGAACTCCAGTTAATACTGGTAAGTCAATCTTTTCAGGGTTATATATGATACTTTCTGTCAAACATATCTTAAATAGTGGTGGAACACACGAAACCGCTTTAACTGTAACTCAGCTTCCAGATAAATAATTTTAATGCAGAACACTGATTTTTCAATACTCCTTGAAAAAATACCATCTACAAATAGCACTACAGATATTGCTATGGTAAGTGGTTACAATAGTATTGTACAAAAGATATCTCATTTATTTAATACAAATAAGGGAGAATTAACATCTGATAAAAATTTTGGTTCAGATTATTATGTTTATATGTTTGATCCAGTTAGTAATAAGTCAGTTTTAGAAAATATATTATCACACTATATTCAAGCATCAATTCAGGGTGTAACTGACGTTAATGTTGAATTATTTTCATATACTCAACGTCTATTACAGTTTAAAGTTAAATTTGGTTATTTTGATGGAATAAAATTACAAAGCAATATTTATTGCAATATTGAGGTAAATATATAATGGCATACAATACAAAAGATTTGAATGTTTCTTCTTTAGACTTTACAGATATAGTAAATTCTTTAACTAAATTTTTATCAGCACAACCAAGTTTATCTAGTATTGATTTTAAGAATTCTTCAAGTGCAGCCAATATGTTTATTAATATATTGGCTACCGCTACTGCATATAATGGTGCATATAGTTATTTTGGATTCAATGAATCATTTAAAGTTTCTGCACAGAATTTAGAATCTTTTTCTGGATTAGCTGCAAATGAATCTATTGTATTACCATTTACTCAATCAGCAACCACATCTATAACATTAGAGGCTTCAGCAGTTATTCCTGCATATACTTCATTCACATCACAAGCTATAGATGGAACAAATATCTTATTTTTTAATATTCAAGATATTGCTATAGGCACCAATTCATATACCTTATATTCTGGTACACAGGCAGTAAGTTATACGGATTATAATTTTGAGGGTCAGTATATACTAATTCCTTTAACAGTTGATCCGCGTACAATTACATTTGTTACTACTAATGTTATAACTAGTGTGCAAACTGTTTATACCAGAGTTGATCGTGGTTCAGAGGCAACTACTTCTGGTAATTACTTTACAGTAATCAATGGACCTAGTGGATATATGGTTACTAATAATTTTATTAATTCTGCTCCAATTGATTTAAATGTGCGCGTTGAAGTTATTGGTTTAACTACAAATGGTAGTAAAGGAAATGATGCAACAATAACTCCACTCAGTTCTACAATATTTGTAAGCACACCAACACCTTCTGGTGGATATGATACTTTAAGTGTAGAACGTGCTAGAGCAACAATATTATTTAATGGTAATGGTAGAAAACGTTGGGTTACATTAAATGATCTTAAATATACAATAATGTCTTCTGGAATTTCTGGAACTGCTGATGAAACTCTAATTACTGTTTCTAATGGAGCAACTCCATATACTGTAAATGTTTATGTAGATGTTGCATTGTCAGTTTCTGATCAAACTTTATTATTAACATTTTTATCTTCGACAGGTCCAGCTGGAATCTCAATTAATTACACATTATGATTTTATTATTTCATCATCTTCCAGTTTCTTTAAAAGTCAAAATTGATAGATTTGTTGATAATGTAATAAAATATTATGGCTCTGAATTTTATAATATTCAAGGTGAATACTGGTTTGGTGATTCACTGACAATAAAGTCTTTATTCCCGGCATGGATTATTAAAGAATATGATGATAATACTGAAAACGTATTAGTTATTCCATTATTTAAAAATTATCTTAGGTGGCTTTTTAGTCTTAAATATGGGTATGGTGCTCAATTAGATTGGGAGAATATTCGTTGTGGTATGAGTATTGATTATAAATTGTTGCAAGGTATTGCTGAAAGTTATTTTCCTAGTGCAGATTTTTCAAGTGATGATTTATCTGATATATTACCAAATATAAGGAGGTTCTCGATTCAAGTGCAGGGTTCATATTTTGATATAAAGGGAACTAATAAAAGTATTAAATATATTTTGACATCTTTATTAGATATGCCTTATTCTACAACAGAAGTATACACTTCTGCTCCAGGAGTAGTAAATATAAAGGCTAATGTATTAGATAAGCATAAATTATTTTTGTCTGAACATGTTATTCCAGCAGGAATGACTGTAGTTTATGAAAGTGTATAAAAATGTTTAAAAAAATGGTATCACTAGCTATGGCTCTAGCTAGTCGTGGTTTAACAAATAATAAGACTGATCTAATAACTAAAAAAATTAGAACAGTTGCTTGTTTTGGGCATGGAGATATTTCTCCTTGCCACAATTTAAGAAAAAGCAACAATTCTGAATACTTTTATTGTGGTGGATGTGGTTGTGGTGATAATAGCAATACATGGTTAATCAAAACTGATGGTGAATATGCTAAATTAGACTATCCTAGTCTAAATTGTCCATTACAATTACCTGGGTTTACTAACTATGATCCAAATTCCAATCTTTCACCAGAAAGAAAAAAACAAATTGA